TTAGTAACTTTGGCTGTGATCGTACAGCCTGGCTTGACAACTTCGAGAGAGACAAAGCAATTACGCCAAGAGGAAAAGCACAGAACCTCCTAATGATAGATTCAGGTTCTACCGATATGTTTTTCCAGTTTGGCCTGTTGGAGAAGTTAAGAGATAAAACACGTAAACCATATTACAATGGAGATATTGGTTATACTCTTGATGATAATGGATATATCTATGACTCATGGTTTGAACCATCCGGTGATAATGGCATACTATCATGGTGGGGTGTATTAAGGAATGGACGCCCATTTCAGGGGTACAACTATGTAGTTGGATGTGATATATCAAAGGGAACAGGGACTACTAATTCAGTAGCAGCCGTGTTGAATGTGAATACAAACGAAATTGAAGGGTTGTTAGTGACACCGTATCTATCAATAACTGACTTTGCTGAAATGTCTGTTGCTTTATGTGAATGGGTTGGCGGTAACACTCCTCCACTTTTAATCTGGGAGGAGAATGGAGCACCGGACTTTTTGAAACGTATTGATGAATTGGGGTATTACAATATGTTTGTCAAAGAGGACAAACAGGGTAAGAAGAATAAGAGCGGAAATAAATATGGTTGGCGAAGTACATCCGGGCCAAATGGAACTAAATTGGAAGCGTTGAATGGTTTAGATTCCGCTTTGCATGAGGGATTGAAAGAGAATCCACGCTTTAGTCCATTGAAACTTTATGACGAACAGACGGTAAATGAAATGGAAGGTTATGTGTGGTTTGAAGGTAAAATTGATATTGGCCCTGCTTCCGCACAGACTGAAACGAGTGGAGCTAAAGCATCTCATGGTGATAGGGTTATTGCAGTTTCAATAGCCAATTATGGTAGAAGGCAGCAGCAGCCTGGAAATGGAAGTGAGTCAAGATTCTATGCTGAGAATAGTTGGATGGCAAGAAAAGCAGCAAAAGAGGCTAAAGAAGAAAGACAAAAAGCTAATAGTAAAAAATGGTGGAATTAATGAAATATAAAGCAGGAGATAAGGTCACTCACTTTACCGGAATTTGTGGAATGATAACAAAGGTACTTATTGACACAAACACCTACTGGTTTGTTTATCTAAAAGACGGTGTAGAACTATTACGAATAGAAATAGATGAGTGCGAAATTGAAGGGTACACAGAAGACAATAAAATCGGATTTGGTAAAAATAGGATATAAATAATGAATCCATTGGATGAAAAAGATGTAAAACATAATAGGGTTGTAAGGTATCAAACTCTTGCAAGAACTTGGGAAAAGAAATGGGAAGGCCCACTCTATCACTCACAGAAATTACAAGAACTATGGATTTCAGGTTACTACAACAAAGGATATTCACGTTGGCATCTTATCAATCTTATGAACAGAGCAGTAAGTGCTGGTGTATCATACTTAGCTGAAGGTAATCCAAAAGTATCTATAGAACCTAAAGCCCCTAAGATGAGGTCATTTGCATACGCAATGAAGCTAATTGTCAATTTCCTCATCGAAAAGAATAATTTCTCAGAGAATGTTCTTATCCCTGGTGCAATAGCATCTTACTTTGGTGCGGCTATTGCCCGTACCTTTAATGAGTATGACAGATGTGTGTCGATTGATAATGAAAGAATAAAAGTTGGAAGTCCAAAAGTTGCTATCATAGAGCCGTGTGATTATATTGGAGACCCATCTGTTAAAGTCAGGGCTGACTTTGCCTTTGAAGGTGACATGTATCGTTTGCCGACTGAATACGCTAAAGATTTATTTGCCCGTAAGGATAAATATGGAAAACAAGTAGCCGATTGTATTGAGTCTGACTGTAAACTTGTTACAAAATATAGTGCCGAAGAGATAACAGCAAAAGGCGGGTATGACTATAATAAAATGGCATTGGAGGAATATTCAACATTTATAGATATATACAACTATAAGGAAAAGACAATTGAAACGATAATGCCAATGGGACATAAGGCTGTTGTTCTAAAAACCATTGACAGTAAGTTTAATCCATACGACTATTTGGGTTATCGTTTTCCAACTAATTGCCCTGTACCTATTCCTCCTGCATGGGAGATTTACGATCTTGATACTACTACCAATATAGTAGCAGATGCAGAAAGAAGAAAGGCAGAATCACAAAGAACCGTTATAGCAGCCGAGCCAACCGGAAAGAAAGCTGCTGAAGCTGTGTTGAAGTCAAAAAAAGGTATAGATGTAATAACAGTTAAGGGTATGGATGGTGTAAAACAGTTTAATTTTGGTGGGGTGTCAAGCGAAGGATTAGGATGGATGCAATGGGCTGATGGTGAGTTTCAAAAGGCTGGTTCAACTACAAGTGATATATTCAGAGGTTCAGGGCCTACATCTGATACGTTGGGTCAAGACCAAATGGTGATGTCAAATGCCTCTCGTATGGTCAATGGGTATTATATTCGATTTCATAACTGGATGACATCTATACTTCGCAAATGGACTAATCTGGTAATGGATAATCCTGCTACGTATGTTGAGGTGTTGGACACTGTTAAAATCCCTGGATTGGGTGACTATGAGTATCCGGTTTATTTTTCTAAAGCTGATAAGGTAGCAGATTTTTCACAACTTATATTAAATGTAGTTCCATACAGTACACAACGTAAGACACCTGAAATGAAGTATCAATCATTGTTCCAGTTCGCCACAGCATGGATACTACCTACATTGCAAATGAGACGTGAGCAAGGTGCTGATATTGATTTGCAAATGTTGGACAATGTATTGGCAGAATACGGTGGATTTGATAGTTTTCCACAGTGGTATAAGTCTGTATTACCGAGTGAGAATCCAGATGTGGATTATTTAATGAAGTCTGGCGAGCAAAGTAAAAACCCAGGACAACAAAACGATTCTTTAGGGGCTTCGTTGCCTTCACGTTTGGCCAACTCGACTGGTTTCGATATGAGGAATGGTGTAGGTGAATCGAGAGGAACTAACACAGGGGGACAAGGAGTACAACAATGAAACAGGTACAAAGAATTTTATTAGCATTAGTTATGGTTTCAATTTGTTTTGTAATTTATCAACAGAAAACCGAAATAACTATTATGGATGAACGCATTACAGGAACGTGTCGTCAAGTACAGATAATAAGCAAGAACATAGATAAAATATATGGTACTGTTTATGAAAAATTAGACCTATCTGTTCTGGCGTCTTGTGGTATTATAACAGACAGTATGGGTCATGGTTCTTGTGTGGCAATTAGCCCAAATATTATATTAACAGCAGGACATTGTTTAGATAAAGAAGGTGCTTGGGTTGAAATTGGCGGTATTAAGTATGAAATTATAGATAAGTGGAAAAGTGATAAATATGACATTGGTTTTGTTGAAATAGATGGTATTGTTCCTTATGTTATTTTTGGTAAAATGCCAGAATTATTGCAGACAGTTTATAAAATAGGATTTCCAGTACAATTAGAGTTCAAAAACTTTATTGCTACTGGTATAATATCTAATCTGGACACAGATTATTATATATGGCATAATATAATTATACTTGATTCTCCTGGTATTAGAGGTCAGAGTGGTTGTGCTGTTTTTAATATAAATGGAGAACTTGTTGCTATTCATGTAGGACATATTTCTTATGGATTTGGTGTAGAGGAACCAGTGTCACATATTCAAGAAGCTTTAGAGGATTATGATGCCAAAAGAATTAGAGAAAAAACTTAAACGCTCTGGAAGGAAGAAGGGATTTGTTGGTAAACTCCTGGATAAATATGTTTACGGCACATTACGTAAAACAGGATGGAAGCCAAGCAGAGAAAAGGAAAGTAAAACCAAATACCAGAGAAGCAAATAATGCTGCTACCAAAAACACATACTTTCAACGGAAAAAAATATTATTTAATGTTTGATGAGTTAGATGGTAATTGTGACACAGATGATAAGTATTGGATGATAGTTGAACGTGATTTGAATAAGCGTGTCGGATTGGAGACAGCTATTCACGAAGCGTTACATGCGTGTAACTGGTCTGCGTCAGAGGAAAAAGTAACGCAAACGGCCAGAGATATATCAAGATTACTTTGGAGAATAGGTTTTAGGAGACAAGACAAATGAAGTCATTAGAAGGTTACACAATTGAACAGGTTAAAGAAATGTCATTTGAAGAGTTAGTAGTATTGGCGGAAAAAGTTGGAAGAGAAATGCAGGCAGAGGATATTCGCAAAAAGATTATCAACATGATTGATGTTATGGATGCCGAAAACACTTTGATTGAGAGTTAATATGTCTATTTACTGTTACACATGTAGTTTGGAAAAAGGATGCGGCCATACATTTGAACGCTCTATGTCGGCTAAAGATTGGAAACAAAAAGTCAAATGTCCCAAGTGTGGTAAAATGGCCCCACAGAATCTATTGGTACAACATAGTAGTGGTGATATTGACAGCCAGATGCGTGAGTATCAGTTTGACGGAGATCATGGGACACGGATGTATGCCGCTGCGTATTTGCCTAACCAAATTGACGAGGCAAGAAAGAAACATCCTGGTACTGATTTTAGACTTTATAACGGGTGTTATATCCCTGTGATAAAGCATCGAACACATAAGTTGAAATTTCTAAAAGAACGTGATTATGTGGAGTTTTGAAATGGCAAAATATAAACGTACAAATTTGGGCACAAAAGAAAATTATGAAGTATTAAAACAACCAAAGAACAAAGTTATGTATCCAAATTTTTATATAAAAAAGAAACTATCGTTAGTTGAAAAAGATGTTGGAAAAACATTTGAAGTTAAAGCTAAAATAAAACTTACTGGTCTCAATCAAAGTACTAACGAAAACAAAAATGATTTTGATTACAGTTTTGATATTATTAACATAGAATTTTAATAGGAGACAAAAAAATGAGTGGTGACATAATTCAAAAATGCTGCATTTGTGAGGCCGATTTCAGGCCAGGGACACTTGATAAAGATGGTAAATGTTCTTCCTGTCGTGTTGCATTTCCAACTGTGAAGAATAAAAAAGAGGCAATGTTACTTAACCGTCCTGAAATTAATCTTGGCGAAAGACTAACTGCTGAAGGAGTAAGGCAGATTGTGCGGGAAGAGCTAAACGAGTTTAAGGCCGAGCAAAAGGTTGAACAAGATAAGATCGATAGAATGGCTGTTGCTCGTGCCGCTAAACAAGGCAAGAAAAATGATGAAAATGAGGAGAACGAGTAATGGCTAAGTATAAAAAGAAACCAGTAGTTATTGAAGCTTTTAGGTTGACTATGATAACAAGATGGGACAATAGTGAATGGCCCAAGTGGTTACATATTGCATGGAATACAGAAGGAGAAGGAGGGATTTGGCCTGATTTTGATGGTAAGGAAAATTTGAAAAAATTTGCTGATAATTTATGTATAGGAACTAAAGAAGGTATAATGAGATGCCCAATTGGATGGTGGATTATTAAAGGTATTGTTGGTGAAATTTATTGCTGTGAAAATGACATCTTTGAGCAAACATACGAATTAGTTGAATTAGTTGAGGATGAAACTAAAGAAGGAGATGAGCTATGACAGAAGATAACACACAAGTTGATGGTGGTCAAGTTGATGACATAAATGGTGCCGACAAGACTGATGATGCAAAAGTTGATATAGCCAAACAGTCTGATGGTGAGTTCATGGAAGACACAGTTAAGGAGATTAAAGAAACACAAAAGGTAATTCTCGGTGAAGATGGTAGTGATGATGATGGCACAAAAGGCGAAACACATGATGATACAAGCGTTATCACAGAATTAGCTGGTAAAGACATTCCCGATGCTTTTTCTATTGCCGCTGATGCAACCGGTATGTCTCCAACTGATATTGTAGCTTTTGCCGACAAACATACTGATGAACAACTAATAGAGATGATTCCAACTCTTAAAGCTTCTTTGGAAGAGCCTGATAATAAAGGCAATGATAAAGTTACCAAACAAGATGATAAAACAGACAAAACCGATGACAACAAAGACATTGACCCTGAATTAGTAAAATCAATAACTGAAAAAATCTCAAAACAGTTGGAAGAAAAACTTGGAACCACACTGGAAGAGATTAATAAATTCAAAGCCCATCAAGAGGAGCAGTCGAATAAACAAATGGTCGATACAGCTTCTAAAAAATTTGATGAGGCTGCTAAAGAATTTCCCGTATTTGGGAAAACAGACGGACTTCCTCGTTTTCCTTCTGGTCGTTTGAAGGGACAGTTGATAACAACGAGTCCTGAAATGAAGGCAAGGAACGAAGTTCTAAGTTATGCAGACGCTTTTATAGCTAAAGGAGCAAACATAGATGACGCTATGGCTAATGCT